GTCCAGAACATTGTCAACGTATGCACCGCCGTTAACGCTAAAACTCATTTGCAAGTTCAACCATCCAGCAACATGTCATCAGAAACTGCACGGGCTGGCATTTTAAGGCGCAGATCTATCCAGCGACAATCCGGAATATCCATTGGCTCACCGGCCACTATCGCCGCTGTATCAACATCAAAGCGGCGTTTACTGACCTTCACATAGATTGTGCCGTCTTTGCCGGTGCTGGTTTCAACAAAGCATAGGCGGTTACCGTTAACGTCCTGGGGTACCTCGATGTTCCAACCTTCCTCAGCAAACCCTAAAGAGCCAGTGACCTTGTAGACTCCGACAGACACCCGCTCAGCGCTTACCCCATTAGCTTCACCGTTCACGGCCACGTTGCCCGCTAAGGTAAATCCGTCCAGATAATCATCGGCCATTTTTTCAGGTGTACCAGACAGCCTGGCGATCGGTGATGCTGCTTTCAGGAACCCGTTTGCATCGACCGTTACGTTATAGTCAGTAAAGACCCGGCTTTCTTTAACTGTAGTGAGTCCACTGGGGCCTGTTTTCTGCCATGTCGTATCTTTCACAATATCAATGCCAAACATTGCAGTTGGTGAACTGCTAGCAAGGACCGTTATCGATGGCATGCTGTAAGCAGGTCCAACCATCCACAATTCCCAACGCGCTATAGCTGAATTGTATATCGCTCCAAATCTTACGTCCGAGCCACCTGGGCCAATACCAGCAACCATCAGGCCACGGGCATCAAGTGCAGATGATGTAGCATTACGCGCCGAGAATTGGACCAGTTTTATATCCAACCCAGGGTTTCCATATGTCCTGCCAGCAGTTATGAGCAAATGCACACCGGAAATTCCAGTCGTTGTCGCTGCAAGCGTGGCCAATTTTAGATACCCTTGGGCGCCGCCGATTGTATTAACAATTGCAGGAATCACAACAGCGCGCGAGCTTTCTTTTACAGCGGTAGCCAGTGTAGCTGCCGCATTGTTCTCACTAACCTTTGCAGAAGCTGCAGATGCCGCTGATTTATCGGCTGACGCTGCGGCTTCGGCACGCATACGGTCAACAGTTTGAACAATTTCGGGCGTGATATCACTTTCACCGGGGCGGCGCAGGAAATCATTGAGAGTACCAGAAAGGGAGTCCGTATAAACCTCTATCGTACCGACTCTTTCAGGTTGAGCACCATAGACAGAAATAATCACCTCATAGGCACCTGGCTCCACAGTTAACGAATACTGGCCGCTATCATTCGTCACAGATTGCGATTTTGCCAGGTTAAGCACCGTTGACGAGGTTTTCAGAGAACGCATTGTAATTGTTACGCCTGTCCGTGCGTCGCCATAAGGCCCCTTTAATACACCACTAATAACCGTCATATTTTTACTCCAATAATAAAAATTCACTCAACATGGTCTATGTGTAGATAATGTAATTAACTCACTCAACATCAGAATCGTTAAATGGCTGGGGGATTGAATTAGCGGGAACATATTCAGCGAGTTGACTATTAGGAACGTTTAAGCGAACCATTAAAAATTTACCGTCAGGAATGTCGATAGGGTCACCATTTTTGTAACCCTCAACATTATTTTGTAATTCAGGTATTGGACATTCGTTAGTTCGATGATAAGTCTTAAAGACAATTGAGCCATCTTTCTCAACCTTGTAATCAACCCACAGCAAGGCGTTACCGTTCTCGTCTTTAGGAACCTCAAATTTCCATCCATTATCGATATAGAAACCTAAACAGCCGTCCACATGATATAGACCAACACCAAGACGCTTACAGATAACCCCTTCCGCCTCCGTAGTATTTTCACAACTGCCATCACCAAAAATGTTAGTAACAGGTGATGCTTTTTTAATGAATCCATTACCATCAACAACTGTATTTAGACTGTGCCAAATAACCTTATGCATTGTCCAACCAGTACGAATACTTCCGCATGATACGGACAAATGAGTTGTCGTCGATGCCATATTAAAAGCAGCATAAACATCTTCCGTTCTGCACCATAGTGACGGACCCCAGGCTGGGGTATACCAACCTGGACCATTATCACTTATTTCCTGATTATTTCTAAAAGCTATAAGCCCACGTTCACCAATCTCATTAAGAATAGGATTGATATTGTTGGTGCTCATTAATTTATATCCTCTCCAACTGCCTCCAAGTCCCCACCCCCCACCTATCATTACTTCATTTTGGTTGGCACCAATATTTGCAGTTGCTGCTGTACCGAGCCCCAGATTACCTCTAGCCGTTTTTTGGTTTTGTAAATCAGAAAGATTGCTACTTTTGCTTAGTTTATCTTCTAAGCTTTTCGTTATTCCGTTCCATGCTGGTCCAGTAAAGCTGCGGTTGTCAGGGAGTGTGACCGTAACGTCTCCTGTCCCGCTGAATACCTGCTGCCAGTTGTCTTTGTCGTAGTTCAGGCCTCGCAGAGCTTTGGCCGTCTCAGCTGCCAACTGGGCAGTAATAGCGTTCAGTGTCTCGCGTGGTACAGCAGACCATGCAGCTCCCGCTTGCGTCGGTCCGTCATAGGCTTTAATCAGTGTGGCCTGTGTGGCGCTATCTACAATCTTCACCGGCAGCGTATAGGTTACTCCACCAACAACGCTCACAATCATGTCGCTAGCTTTCAACTCGGTGTTAAATGCTGTTCCCGCCCCCTTCACTACAGCGGAGTTGTTCGTTAGGGTTAAAGTGCCTGCTGGCATAATGTTCTCCTGAATTCTGGCAATAAAAAACCGGCTCAGTGCCGGTTAGTTAGAAATAGTGGTCTGCATTAATGACCATGAGTGGAATATTAGCGGCATAAAAGTCGGTGGAACTCCATTTCGTTTGCACCCGCGAACCACCTCGCCCACGCCAATATCTAAATCCACCGCCATTGACAAAGCGGAAACCATTGGTGTGATAGTTATAATATCCACCATTCATCTCCCGGTTGCCCCGTTGATAGCCACATATTGGTATAGGAATCATTGGTCGTTCCAATCCAGTCCAGGTTACATTATCTGGAATTCTATCAACGACACCTTGCCGACCATCCCACACCAATGGGGTAACATCACTCGTAAATGTATTTTGTCCAAGTGCATTTTTAATCACTAATCCATAACCGTTAGGTGTTGGTGGATAATATCCACTATTCATGATTAAAACTCTAATCATGGCGGTAGTTGCTACTGGCTCCCCCTCCCCGTTATCGCGGCTTACATATATACGATTTTGTTCTGGTCTGTGGCTTACGCAAACACCTTCGTCATCACAACGAACAAATACTATTTTCGTACTATCATTTTGAACCACAGGGACTTCCCAAGAGTCGTTAATTGACACGTCACCTTTCCAAACAACAAAACCTAATTGTTGATCGCTGTTAATACTCATCCAGTTAACAGAATCTTGGATCATAATACCGTAAGTACCACTGATATTTTCTGGGCGCTGAACTTGATAAACGTTGAAATTGGTAAAGTTCGCTTGGCCACCTTTAGTAGTAAACCTCAAAATAATATTTGCACCCTCTGTCCTCCAACCGGTCAGGCCGCCATAGACAGCTGGGTTTGTTGAACTACCAAAAACCCATCCGGTTGTGCCTGCGCAAAACACTGCATTACCAGGTCGAAAGTTTGACGGGGCAATCCAGTGTTCATAATTTCCATTTGTTTTAGGTTCTACTAAAGTTGCCAGAAGAGATGGGGAGTTTAACCCCCCTAGACTCCTGCCATTAACAACAATACCATAGGCCATATTAAAGCCTCCCCATCCTTACGCGCAGATTGCCGCCAGCGTCATAAACGTTAATTTGATCGCCGCGTATCTCCATGCGGCCGTTACCATCACCGCCGTTAATCTGAATCTGCCCTGCGCCAGAACCGCTTTTATCCAGTCTCCAGCCGCTGGTAGCGCTGAAATTATCAGACTGGATAAATCCGCTAATTTTGGCGTTTGTAATAGCGGCATCCGCGATTTTTGCCGACGTGATAGAGGCGTTCTGAATGAATGCATCGCTGATAAACACTTGACCATTGATGACAGCAAAGGGCGAATACTGCTTGTCTCCGCTGCCGCTCATCAGCACGAACTGATTAGCGTTGAAGCCAATCCGGGTAATCACCGGTTTACCGGTTTCTGCGAGCACCGCGATAGACATACCGGCATTGTAGAAAACGTCGTTAATGCGAATTCCAGCTTTCAACGTATGAATAGCCGTAGCTCCATCAGCATCTATCGTTGCGGTCAGCTTGTCCTCAAGTACCGCCGTCACATCGTCAATCTGGACCTGAACCTGCGTTCTCAATTCCGCCAGGCCGCGATCAACTTCCGCTATGGTAGTTTTTACAATGAGGATATCGGCACGCACCGTGCCATACTGCGCCCATTGGTGCTCTACCGTCGCGTTGTTGGCCAGCGCGTTCTGAATGATGGCCTCAATGTTTGTATCAATGTCGCCAGTAAGGCGGTCGCCGTCTTTATCCGTCAGGAAACCATCACCAATACTTTCAAGATAGTCATCAGCGTTCGCGTTAGACTGCCCCTTAATCCAGCCGGTCCAATCTCCGATATTACCGGTCCTGTCCTGTAGACGTGCACGAAACCAAAACTCTTGGCCTGCCTTAAGACCAGCCATAGTATGGGTATGCAACGGATACGGTATATCCGCCAGCAACATCGAGTTATCACCAGCGGCATTGTCCGCATACTGAATTTCAGTTTTCAGAGTGTCCTCAGCGCCAACTGGGAATCCCCAATCAAGTTGAATGCCCCACAACAGCGGAGAAGCTTTGAACCCTACAGGTACCGGTGGCTTGCCTTCCTTCCCTTTGAGATAGGTTTCCATCGATGTTGCCCAAACAGACGAAATATCGCTGGCATTGATGGCTCTCACACGTACCAGATAGCGGCCTGCGTAAATGCCTGGCACCTCAAATCCTAGGGCAGAGGTACGGGGAACAGAAACCCAGTTACCATTATCCTTTCGCCACTCAGCCTCATACGCTATCGCGTTTTCGACAGCCCCCCACGCGGCACGCATGGTAGTGATAGCGATGCCCTGGCTTACAGAGAAGTAACTTTCAATCGCGATATTTTTGGGCGGTGCTTGGACACCTGGTGGGATGATGGAAATAGGACGATCATCAATACGTGCCCCTGTATCAATCCGGGCATACTTGTTTGGGTCGTGCTCTGTCCCATTAATCGTAAATGTATTGTCACCATTATCTGTTATACCCACGACACGATATAGCTGGACGGCCAAATCATCGGCATCAATCGACCAAACCGACTCCGGCACAGGTACCTCACTGTAGGCCGTAGTTACTGTCACGACGCGCTCATTCACCGCCTGTACCGTGCGCGCCTGTGCCTTGCCGGAAGGTAGGTTGATGATCAGGCGATCGCCTGCCTTGGCTCCCGGCTTCCTATCAAGCATCAACTTGCGGCCATCCACGTTACTGATACGTCCGCCGATAATCCGACCGGCCACCATCTGATCTGCCACGCCAATAATGTGCCCAGGCATTGGGATCATGCCATCCAGACCAACAGAGAACGTCACCGCCCTGTCTTTGCTGTTGGTCAGTAACGCCCAGCGCCCCCGGCGATTAGCCTCACTTTGACGGGTACAGCCGATAGCTGTTAGCTCTGTCTGGTTAACGTCATAGCGACGGACCAAGTC